GGAGAGATCAGAGCACTCTTGGGAGTGGAAGCTCCCGGGTCTCTCCTGCCTGACTGTGGAGACAATAAAGGAGTTACTTTACAACTGCGCTAGCCTGGTTATTATCGGGATTCGTCACTAATTCTGTGCAACACCAGAGCGGATCTCGCAGCTGGCGCCCAACGTGGGGCTCGAGAAAAGAAGACAGCAGTCCGCAGAAATCAGGAGAAGAAGAGTCATGGAAGGAGTTATGGGACCTCGGACTTTGCTGTTGTAAAGAGAAACCAGCGCGCAGCGGAAGAGCGGAGACACGGACAAAAGGGAAACAAAAACTTCGGGGACGCCTGAAGTAAGGTAAGAGAGACACCTACTGGGAAAAGTAGGGAAATACCCTTCACAGGACGAAAAGGCGCTGCTGGGGGACAGGAGGAGGGTTCGCAGCCCTGAGACTTAAAGAAGGGGACGAGCCCTCCGCCTGAACCTGAGGAGTGCAAAGGCAGCGCTAGTAAGAAAACCGCCGTGGTGAATCTAGATAGAGACATGGCGACGCAAGGCTCAAAGGAGAAGAAGGGATACCCTGAGCTCAAAGAGGTCATTAAGACAACATGTAAAATAAAGGTGGGGCCCGGGAAGGAGACCTTGACAGAAGGGAACTGTCTATGGGCCTTAAAAACCCTAGACTTTATATTTGAGGATATAAAAACGGAGCCGTGGACTCTTACAAAAATGTATACAGTCTGGGAAAAATTAAAGCAAGTAACTCCAGAAGAAACAAGTAAAAGAGAGTTTGCCTCCTTACAGGCCACATTGGCTTGTATAATGTGTAGTCAAATGGGCATGAGGCCCGAGACAGTGCAGGCAGCCAGGGGAATAATAAGTATGAAAGAAGGGCTACACGAAAAACAGGAGGATAAAGAAAAGAAGGTAGAACAACTCTACCCAAACTTGGAAAAACACAGAGAAGTGTATCCTATTGTAAATTTGCAGGCTGGAGGGAGAAGTTGGAAAGCGGTAGAGTCAGTGACATTCCAGCAGCTGCAAACAGTAGCAATGCAGCATGGACTTGTGTCCGAGGATTTTGAAAGACAATTAGCATATTATGCCACTACATGGACAAGCAAAGATATATTAGAAGTACTAGCCATGATGCCTGGAAATAGGGCGCAAAAAGAGTTAATACAGGGGAAATTAAATGAGGAAGCAGAAAGGTGGGTAAGGCAGAATCCCCCAGGGCCAAATGTCCTTACTGTGGATCAGATTATGGGAGTCGGACAAACAAATCAACAGGCATCGCAAGCTAATATGGATCAGGCAAGACAGCTTTGCTTGCAGTGGGTAATAACAGCCTTGAGATCAGTAAGACATATGTCACACAGACCAGGAAATCCTATGCTGATAAAACAAAAGAATAGTGAAAGTTATGAAGATTTTATAGCAAGATTGCTAGAAGCAATTGATACAGAACCCGTCACGGATCCTATAAAAACATATTTAAAAGTAACTCTGTCGTTCACAAATGCTAGCACAGATTGTCAAAAACAAATGGACAGAGTGTTAGGGACAAGAGTCCAACAGGCATCAGTAGAAGAAAAAATGCAAGCATGTCGGGACGTAGGATCAGAAGGATTTAAAATGCAGCTGTTAGCACAGGCATTGAGACCGCCACGGAAGGAAGGAAAACAGGGAGTACAAAAATGCTATTACTGCGGGAAACCAGGACATCTCGCAAGGCAATGCAGACAAGGAATAATATGTCATCATTGTGGGAAAAGAGGACATATGCAAAAAGATTGCAGACAAAAGAAAGGTAATCCAACATCACAGCAGGGAAACAGCAGGAGGGGGCCACGTGTGGTGCCGTCCGCGCCCCCTATGTTGTAACAGAAGCACCACCAAAGATAGATATAAAGGTAGGGACAAATTGGAAAAAGGTATTAGTAGATACTGGGGCAGATAGAACTATAGTAAGATATCATGACAATTCGGGAATACCCACAGGGAGAATAAAACTACAAGGGATAGGAGGAATAATAGAAGGAGAAAAATGGGATAAAGTAGTAATACAATATAAAGAAAAAAGAATAGAAGGGACAATAGTGGTACTGCCCAGTAGTCCAGTAGAGGTATTAGGAAGGGATAATATGGCAAAATTAGACATAGGAATAATTATGGCAAATTTAGAAGAAAAGAAAATTCCCATTACACAGGTAAAATTAAAAGAAGGCTGTAAGGGTCCTCATATAGCACAATGGCCTTTAACTCAAGAAAAATTAGAAGGCTTAAAAGAAATAGTGGACAAGTTAGAAAAGGAAGGAAAGGTAGGTAGAGCGCCGCCACATTGGACATGTAATACTCCTATATTTTGCATCAAGAAAAAATCAGGGAAATGGAGAATGTTAATAGATTTTAGGGAATTAAATAAGCAAACAGAAGATTTGGCGGAGGCACAATTAGGTTTGCCGCATCCAGGGGGATTACAGAAAAAGAAGCATGTAACAATACTTGACATAGGGGATGCATATTTTACAATACCATTGTATGAGCCATATAGACCATATACATGTTTTACCATGTTAAGTCCAAATAATTTGGGACCATGTACACGGTATTATTGGAAAGTACTACCACAAGGATGGAAGTTGAGTCCCTCAGTGTATCAATTTACAATGCAAGAAATATTAAGGGATTGGATAGCGAAACATCCTATGATACAATTTGGAATATACATGGATGATATTTATATAGGGAGTGATTTGGATATAATGAAACACAGAGAGATAGTAGAAGAACTAGCTAGCTATATTGCCCAGTATGGATTTATGTTACCAGAAGAAAAGAGACAAGAAGGGTATCCAGCAAAGTGGCTTGGATTTGAATTGCACCCAGAGAAATGGAGATTTCAGAAACATACACTTCCAGAAATAAAGGAAGGGACCATAACATTAAATAAATTACAAAAATTAGTAGGAGATTTAGTCTGGAGACAATCATTAATAGGAAAAAGCATACCTAATATACTAAAGTTAATGGAAGGGGATAGGGCGCTCCAAAGTGAAAGAAGGATAGAGCTCAGACATGTAAAGGAATGGGAGGAATGTAGAAGAAAATTAGCAGAAATGGAAGGAAATTACTATGATGAAGAGAAGGATGTATATGGACAAATAGATTGGGGAGATAAGGCAATAGAGTACATAGTGTTTCAAGAGAGAGGAAAACCTTTATGGGTAAATGTAGTACATAATATTAAAAACCTCAGTCAATCACAGCAAATTATTAAAGCAGCACAAAAACTTACGCAAGAGGTAATAATAAGGATAGGAAAAATACCATGGATACTATTACCAGGAAAGGAGGAAGATTGGATCTTAGAGTTGCAAATAGGAAATATAACATGGATGCCCTCATTTTGGTCGTGTTATAGGGGGTCAATAAGGTGGAAAAAGAGAAATGTAATAACAGAAGTAGTAGAAGGCCCGACATATTATACAGATGGAGGTAAGAAGAATGGAAAAGGAAGTCTAGGATTCATTGCCTCTACAGGCGTTAAATTTAGAAAACACGAAGAGGGAACAAATCAACAATTAGAATTAAGAGCAATAGAAGAGGCGTGCAAACAGGGACCAGAGAAAATGAATATAGTAACAGATAGCAGATATGCATATGAATTTATGAGAAGAAATTGGGATGAAGAAGTTATAAAGAACCCAATACAGGCTAGAATTATGAAATTAGTGCATGATAAGGAACAGATAGGGGTACATTGGGTACCTGGACACAAAGGAATTCCTCAAAATGAAGAAATAGATAAATATATTTCAGAAATATTTTTAGCAAGAGAAGGAAGCGGAATTCTTCCAAAAAGAGCGGAAGATGCAGGGTATGATCTCATATGTCCGCAGGAAGTGTGTATTCCAGCGGGGCAAGTAAGAAAAATTCCAATTAATCTAAGAATAAACTTAAAGGAGGATCAGTGGGCCATGGTAGGGACGAAAAGTAGTTTTGCAAGCAAGGGAGTATTTGTACAAGGGGGAATAATAGATTCAGGATATCAAGGCATTATACAGGTAGTAGTATATAACAGCAATGACAAGGAAGTCATTATCCCACAAGGGAGAAAATTTGCACAATTAATTCTCATGCCTTTAATACATGAAGACCTAGAAGCTTGGGGGGAAACTAGAAGGACAGAAAGAGGAAACCAAGGATTTGGATCAACGGGAGCATATTGGATTGAAAATATTCCCCTAGCAGAGGAAGATCACAGTAAATGGCATCAAGATGCTGGGTCATTACACTTAGACTTTGGGATACCCCGAACTGCAGCTGAGGATATTGTACAACAATGTGAAGTATGTCAAGAAAATAAAATGCCCAGCACAATAAGGGGAAGCAATAGGAGAGGAATAGATCATTGGCAAGTAGACTATACACATTATGAGGACAAGATAATATTAGTATGGGTAGAAACAAATTCAGGATTAATATATGCAGAAAGAGTAAAAGGGGAAACAGGACAAGAATTTAGAATCATGACTATAAGGTGGTATGGTCTGTTTGCCCCAAAGTCATTGCAGTCTGACAATGGACCAGCATTTGTAGCAGAGCCAACACAGCTACTAATGAAATATTTGGGGATAACACACACAACAGGGATACCATGGAATCCCCAATCGCAAGCACTAGTAGAAAGAACTCATCAAACTCTAAAAAATACAATAGAAAAATTTGTTTCTATGTTTGCCTCATTTGATTCAGCAATAGCCGCAGCATTAATCACACTAAATATAAAAAGAAAGGGTGGGCTAGGGACAAGCCCTATGGATATATTCATATTTAATAAGGAACAGCAAAGAATACAACAGCAATCTACAAGAAATCAATCAAAATTTCGATTTTGTTATTACAGAGTCAGGAAAAGAGGACACCCAGGCGAGTGGCTGGGACCAACACAGGTACTCTGGGAAGGGGAAGGAGCAATCGTAATAAAAGATAAAAATCTAGAAAAGTATTTAGTCATAGCAAAAAAGGATGTTAAGTTCATACCGCAACCAAAAGAAATACAAACAGAATAAAATCAGGGAAGTAGGTCCCCAGTTGCCACTCTGGGCATGGAAAGAAATAGCATTTAGCATCAATCAGGAACCTTATTGGTATAGTACCATAAGATTACAGGGTTTAATGTGGAACAAAAGGGGACACAAACTTATCTTTGTCAAGGAGGAAAATGGATATGAGTATTGGGAAACAACGAATAAACAGTGGAGAATGGAATTAAGAAGGGATCTTAGGCTAATAGCTCAAATAAATTTTCGCAATGCTTGGCAGTATAAAAGTCAAGAAAAATGGAACATCATAGGGATATGGTATGACTCACCAGGGGAGTACAGAGACAAGGAAAAACAATTTTGGTTTCATTGGAGAATAGCAATGTGTAGCTGCAAGAAAGAAAGATGGGATATCCGAGACTTTATGGTAGGAAAACATAGATGGGATTTATGTAAATCATGCATACAGGGAGAAATAGTGAGGCACACAGAGCCAAGGAGCTTGCAACGCTTAGCATTATTGCATATAGTAAGAAACCATGTATTTCAGATAATGCCGCTCTGGAGAGCAAGGAGAGTAACAGTGCAAAGGTTCCCATGGTCCGGGACCGAAGGGTTATACGATACCTTGGTCTATACAGGATTGCTGGGACATGGAATCAATATATAATTAATGGAGGAAGCACCAAGAAGAAGGCCAGGAGGCAGCAGAGAAGCTGAAGGGATATTTCGGTATTATGAGGATTGGGAATGCTGGGACCATGTAAGCCAGCGGGTGCCAAACGAGGTATTGCAGAGATGGCTCGCTATGCTTACTAATAATCAACTTAGGAGAAAGGTAATTAGGGAGGCACAGATATGGATGTGGAAAAATGCTAACGCACCTATTAGAAGAAACTGTGGATGTAGACTCTGTAACCCCGGATGGGGAAGTCAAGTAAGGGATGTTGAACTGTGAAAGTCTGTTTAGGATGGCAAGCAGTAAGAACATGCCAAGCAGGATAACGCAGAAGAGCATGGAACCGCCTCTCAGAGAGACTTGGCAACAAGTGGTGCAAGAGATGGTAATGAGGAAACAGAGAGACGAAGAAGAAAAACAAAATTTGGTAACAGGTAAGGAAAAATCTTGGGTAAGTATTGACCTCCTGGGGACCAAACAAGAAGGGAAAAGGCAGAAGGTAAACATATGGGGACCATGGGAAAAATGGGGAATTAAAATAGTATGGGTAATGCTATGGGTAATACAACTAATGCTATGGGGATGCCTCATATGGGAAATGGGCAAGAAACATAGTTGTAACGCAGAAGAGGTCATAGCATTGGTGGATGACCCAGGAGGATTTCAAAAGGTAAAATATGTAGAATCAGTTCCGGTAACCTGTATGACAAAAAATTTTACTCAATGGGGATGTCAACCAGAGGGAGCATATCCAGACCCAGACTTAGAATATCGAAACATATCCCAAGATATTCTAGAGCAAGTATATAAACAGGAATGGCCATGGAATACATATCACTGGCCTTTATGGCAAATGGAGAATATGAGGCAGTGGATGAAGGAAAATGAAAAAGAATATACAAGCAGAAATAATAAAACAAAGGAGGATATAGATGCTCTCTTAGCAGGAAAGATCAGAGGAAGGTTTTGCGTGCCTTATCCATTTGCATTATTAAAATGTGAAGAATGGTGTTGGTACCCAGCCAATATCAATCAGGAAACAGGGCATGCACAACAAATAAAAATAAATTGTACAAAGGCAAAAGCAGTATCATGTACAGAACAAATGCCTTTAGCAGCAGTACAGCGGGTATATTGGGAAAAAGAAGATGAAGAAGGCATGAAGTTTATGAACATACAAGCTTGTAATGAGTCACAGCTAAGATGTAAGACAAGCCCAGGAGGATGTGTGCAGGGTTACCCAATTCCTGTAGGAGCAGAAATAATACCCGAGAGTATGAAATATCTCAGAGGAAAGAAAAGCCCATATGGAGGGATTAAAGATAAAAACGGAGAATTGAAGCTGCCTCTCTCAGTAAGGGTGTGGGTGAGAATGGCTAATTTATCAGGATGGGTAAATGGGACACCACCTTATTGGAGTGCAAGAATAAAGGGAAGCACAGGCATCAATGGGACGAGATGGTACGGGATAGGAACATTACACCACTTAGGGTATAATATAAGTAGTAACCCTGAGAAGGGACTGTGCAATTTTACGAAGGAATTATGGATAGGAGGGGATAGATTCCAGTATCAGTATAAACCCTCATGGAATTGTTCACAAAATTGGACAGGATATCCGGTATGGCATGTGTTTAGATATTTAGATATGACAGAACATATGACGAGCAGATGTGTACAGAGACCACTAAGACATAACATAACTGTAGGAAATGGAACAATAACAGGGAATTGTAGTGTCACAGATTGGGAGGGCTGTAATTGTACAAGATCAGGAAATTATTTGTATAATAGCACTACAGGAGGACTTCTAGTAATAATATGTAGACAAAATTCAACAATAACAGGAATAATGGGCACTAATACAAATTGGACAACTATGTGGGGAATATACAAAAATTGTTCAGAGTGTAAAAATAGTACACTAGACAGAACAGACAACGGGACATTGGGAACAGTAAACAATATAAATTGCAGTTTACCGCATTACAATGAGAGTAACAAATGGACATGTGCAGCCAGAAACAGCAAGAAGAAGAGAGACTCTTTATATATAGCAGGAAGGGATTTTTGGGGAAGAGTAAAAGCCCTGTATAGCTGTGAAAGTAATTTAGGGGGATTAGATGGAATGATGCACCAACAAATGGTACTACAAAAATATCAAGTAATAAAAGTGAGAGCTTACACATATGGTGTTGTAGACATGCCTAAAGCATATCGTGAGAAAAATATGAGAAACAAAAGAAGTACAGAAATAAGCAGACCAAGGAAAAAGAGAGGGATAGGATTGGTCATAGTGCTTGCTATCATGGCTATAATAGCTGCTGCAGGAGCTGGACTCGGCGTTGCTAATGCCGTGCAGCAATCCTACACCAGGACGGCTGTTCAGTCTCTTGCTAACGCAACTGCTGCTCAGCAGAATGTGTTAGAAGCAACTTATGCCATGGTTCAGCATGTGGCAAAAGGGGTAAGAATATTAGAGGCACGAGTAGCTCGAGTAGAAGCTATAGTCGATAGAATGATGCTCTATCATGAATTGGATTGTTGGCATTATCAACACTATTGTGTAACCTCTACTAGAACAGAAGTAGCACAATATGTAAATTGGACAAGATATAAGGATAATTGCACATGGCAGCAGTGGGAAGAAGAGATAGAGCAACACGAGGCAAATTTAAGCCTATTGCTCAAAGAAGCAGCGTTACAAGTACAAATAGCACAAAGAGATGCACAAAGAATACCGGATGTCTGGAAGGCATTACAAGAAGCATTTGACTGGTCAGGATGGTTCTCTTGGCTCAAATATATACCCTGGATAGTAGTATGCATAGTAGGAGTAATATGTTTTAGACTACTAATGTGTGTGATAACAATGTGTTTACAGGCCTACAGGCAAGTTCGGGAGATCCGATATACACGGGTAACAGTAGTGATAGAAGCACCCGTGGACCTGGAGGAAAAACAAAGAGAAGAAAGGGATGGTTCCAGTGGCTCAGAAAACTTAGAGCACGAGAAAAGAACATCCCCTCGCAGTTTTATCCAGATATGGAGGGCAACTGTGCAGGCTTGGAAAACCTCACCCTGGGGGAAGGGATGGAAGAAAATCCTATATATGACTCTACTGCCGCTACTAACACTGCAAATATGGATGGAAGAAACTGGATGGAATGGAGATAAGAGGTGCAAGAAGAAAAAAGAAAGGGTGGACTGTCAGGACAGAGAAAGCATGCCTGCCATAGAGAATGAGTATGTAGAGCTGAGCTAGATTTACGGGAAAGCACAATCATTGTTATCAGAAAGCAGAGTCAGGATGACACAGCAAATGTAACCGTTATCAGAAAGCAGAGTCAGGATGACACAGCAAATGTAACCGCAAGTTCCGCTTGTAAACGCTAAATCATGTATCAGCTGATGCTTAGGTCATAACCGCAATTGTAAACAAGTTGCCTATAAAAGCTGCTTGCTAGCTGGGAGAGATCAGAGCACTCTTGGGAGTGGAAGCTCCCAGGTCTCTCCTGCCTGACTGTGGAGACAATAAAGGAGTTACTTTACA